GGAAGGAATGCGTTGTTAGCTCCATAAGATTTCTGGATTTGCCTAAACGAGCTCGTCATTGCAACCTCATTGACTGTGATCTTCTTGGAGAATGCCAAAACACTTGTAGAAGCATAGCTTTCTAGCACTTTCACAGGATGCCCAAAGACAGCCAAACCCACCTTCAATGATTCCCTCAATTCTTCAGCAATTATGTCCATCCCCTTTTTCTTCACATCGATATCACGGACGAGGAATCTTATCCTGACGTCATCCCCCTTGCAGAGAACCTCGAATCGGTAGGGACAATCTCGCAGAGCATACTTGATCTGCTGGATGTAGACAATCATCCAGACTTCCTGAAGGAGTCCTTCGATACCTCCCAGTTGTCCGTCCCAATGATAGTTCTCGGTCCTGCTTTCTGCATGGGACAATGTGTTTTCAAATGCTGCATGAGCCTTAGAGAATAAGGTGGTATCTGTCATCTTATCCAAGACACCGCTCATCAGGGGGGCCACAGTGGTTGTAGTGAAATTGTTATTCCACCCCAGTATATCGACGCAGATGATCAAGGCCGTCATTCCCCCTCCGTGAAATCTAGTCTTAGAGAACACATAGAGCTTTTTCATCAACTGGAGCTCAGAAACCACTAGAGCTTGATCTGATGAATATTTCTCCAAATATGATTTCGCGAATGTCAAGATGACCTGATTCCTTGCCCGACTCATGTAAGTCTGTGAGCCGAAGAAACGAAACTTGGTTTTCAGTTCTTTCTCTTTCCCGATTAGTCTGATGGCCAGATATTCCATGAAGTCTGTGACATCAGAAGAGGCATCTGCAAACTCTTTGACGTGAGATACATGATCTATCATCTCCTCAGGGAGGATCAAATACGCAAGAAGAGCATTCATCTCATGCCTATCGGTTTTCTTCCATACTTTTTCTTTCTCTATGTATTTTTCAACGGCCCTTGATCGACTTACAGATAATGCCTTATCTTTGAGATGAGGCAACATGTTTTCGAGATAATTCAGTTCCTCGCATTGTTTTATGGTTACCTCATCCCAATCTTCTGGAGAGATTGGACCATAACTCTTGAGAGTGGGATCATTGAATGATTTGTTCATCTTGATGGCTGTCGCGATTCTTGGATGAGTAGATTCTGTCATCTCCACCGGGGGATACTCGCTGCCATGATGGACGAAATACTGAGTCAGGTAATCTTCCTTAAGGCTGTATAAGGTCCAACGAACAGCTGAAAGGTTGATGTCCTTTGGTCGGTTTACTCTTCCATGTAGTTTCTTGATGCCTTCTTTGACGGATCCTAAAGGATGACCTGTGATCTTTGACAAACAAGACAACTCAGAGATAAATGGGGAAGATCTCGATTCTACCAGCTGATATACGATCTCTTCTTCTTCTCCGATCTCATACCCACACGATTCATACTCGTCCTTGAGGTCTTCTTTGAGGAAATCTCGGAACTCATTGTTCTCCCAGTTATCATGTCTAGAAATGAGCTCTCCGATAACCATAGCCTCCAGTTGTCCTGCGAAGGTAAAGTACACAGATGGCCTCTTGATGTGGATTTTCAATAACTGTCTGATGAATTCCACAGTGTCCTCTAAAGCTGTTTCTTCAATGTAGCTTCCCTGCACAAATTGGCAAAGGGTTAGGACAGAGAGCATATCCGATATCTTGTTGCTCACTTCTTGGATTGCTAGAGCAGGAAGAATGTAGCTCTTTTGCTCGATGTTCACAAAACAGATGTTCCGTGACCACACAAGCGTCATGCCCATGGAATCAATTTCGGTTCTGTTTTTGTTCTTAGCCACGATATCCTCAACTTCTTTCATCTTTTGGTCTGGATCCCGGATATTCCCTGGAACATAACCCAATGGAAGTCTTTCAACTATTTGCTCCATGATTAGATAGGATTGGATCAATCTCATGATCACAGGATTAGTAGCATTGCAGACATGATCTAATTTAGTCAACATGTTATCGAGATGAGCTCTCAGATACCCTTGAGCAGAGGATATGTTGTATTTGTATTGGATCTCGAGGTTCATCTTTATCAATCTCCAAATCCTCTTGTAAGTCTTCTGGTCTGGGATTTTCATCCAAGAAGGATGAGATACGTCTCTGATTATGAATCCTTGAAGGACTCGAGCCACTCCTGAGCTACACGCTTGAGAATTGATTGACGCATCAAATCCGATCTGTTTTATGATGAGC